TGGGTTCACACAAAGGAATGGTTAACCTATGTGACAACTGTACATTGTGTAAGTGCAATTCTAAGAAATTGTAACCTATGGGAAAAATCCTGCAAGACGAAAGCCCTGCATTAAAAACCATAAGATATTAAATCCTAAAATGCAGAGCTCGCGCTCCTTACAACGACTTCCTAAAAGAAAGCCGCTCAGTCGGGTCACCCGACTGACTAATCGCTCTAATATTATTTAACCCAAGAGCGGGGTTATTTGCGTATAAGTAAAAGGCGCCCCTTTAAATCCCTTAAGCGGGAATAACAATTTGGTTGCTATAGACAATAGGACAGCCAGTAAAAAAGAAGAACGTAAAGTCCTCTCCGACTGATTTCCACGATCTGATGACCGCGGCATTATCTACACTGTCAGTACTAGATGTGTTCTTGTACAAAACAGTCTCAATCTGGGATGAATGAGAGCCATTGCTCACTGCTTGAGTCGGAACTCGCGAAGTGGCAAATCGATTGCCGTTATAGAATGGAACTTCAACCTCAATGGTATCATTAATTCCAATATTTGTTGTTGCAGACCCTCCTGCAGTGAGTGCACTGCCGGCATAGGTGAGTCTTTTGGTTGCATCAGCTGCGGTTGTAAGATTCGATAGGATTTCCGTATAACGTTGTCCTGAGTCGAAACCGATTCGTGTGATGACAGGCTTGGTGTCTGTTTTACCACCAAACATATATTTTGTCCGCGTTCCTCCTCGCCACCCTGCATAACAGGGAGCGAACCACTGGGCGAACGTTGTGACAGTAATGTTGCATGGGTCTGTACCCACTACATCCACACCGTCCGGGTCATAACCTGGGAACAGCCCAAGACCCTTGTCTTTAATCTTCAGAAACTTCGAGTTGTTGGTTTGAGAAGCTTCGCGCACATCCACTCTATGGAGAACGTAACGACGTAGAAGCTCCCTAATGGATTTTGGAGATTCTCCGAAGAAGACATTTAATGTTTGATCCGCCTCAGCCGCTGTTGGTGCTATGGGCTGAATTGGATCAGGGTTTGTGGGCACATCAGTGTTGCCCTCAGAAGTGCTTGCCACTGCAGCTGCATCCACCATACCAGATTGGGGTGTATATTCACTGCGTAATGCGGCAACAGGCGTTGGCCAAAGGCCATAAAGCTTCATTTTCTCAGGAGCCACCTCTCCGAACTTGATGTCATCGCATGTAGATACGAAAACGTTGAATTGGATTGGTGAGTCTATCGAGGGCGAAACTAAACTGTTAACGACAGCGACTTCAAGAACTCCGTTGTATCTTCCTTGGGTATCATTGAGTAACCGTGTGGAATCACTAAAGAGCACATCAGTCGGTCGCATCCTGTCGCACGTGAGGAATGGTGCTGCTTGACCCCATCCAACACAGATCTCGAAATCATCGCACTCGGCGATATCAATGACTCGAGAATATACTGTATTGTATTGGATATTGGAGTCATGGGCCCTAGGGTCCCATCTAATTAGCAACTTACCTTTGTGAAAGTTCGACTTAATAATTTGAAATCGATACTTGATAGTGCCCTGCCACTTGTTAAAAACTTGTGACATCATTGCCATTGGCGTAGGGTGTAGCTCTTCACCCTGAATACCATATAAATTTGGCGTTACTCTACAGTTCCACAATAGAGAGTCCGGCCCTTCGCTTGTGTTCATGGTGAATCTGTCCAAAAAGGACTCCCGCTGGCAAAAACGCGGAATATCCATCTGGTCTTCTCCATCCAATCCCACCGTTCGAGAATCAATAGTCAACTCTTGTTTGGAATCTAAAGAGAGTTTGTTGATTGCGTCAGCAGCATCTGTATTGGAAAGATTGCCTGTTGGTGTAGGCTTTTGTAATAGAATGTCTGTGACTACAGGAGGTCTTGAATACCCCCAATGTGTGGCTAGGTCTCCGACTCCCTTTGCCACCATCTCAGTTGCCCTCGCATATGGCCCAATAGTAGGGACATCTTTGAGTTTACCAGCGGCATGAGCAATTGCCGATGCTGGAGCTGAAATAATCCCCTTTCCATATTCATCACCGGAGTTCAGAGTTCCGGATTGGGGAGTGTAATTTGCTGCTGTGAGCGTAGTGATAGATGTAGGCATGGTTAGCACAACATCAGATGCCCAAGCATAGACGGTAATGGTGACCGGATCATCACCTTCGTTAGCGTGTTGAAGAACCCCAAAAGACTTCAGTGTAATCTCGCCCATGTCTTCTCTGTCAGTAGTGCTTAGAGATAAATAGTTTTTAGGCCAGAAGAACGGTAAGTCCAATTGTCCCCCTGAGTTATTTGTTGGGTTCAGGAAGAAATGGGGTTTTTGGGAAGCAGCAATAAGATCCACATCTAGGAAATTTCTCTGGACAGTAACTTCGTCAGCACCAGTATAAGGATTGTAAGAAACAAGAGCCCTGCCGTAGTGAAAACCAGTACCAGATATGACCATCTTGACATGGAGTTTGCTTCGATAAAGTTCGAAATTGGCGATCTTCTCCGCGACCCTTGGATCGTTAAGGAAAAGCTGCCATGGGTTAAATCGCTCAAAGAGAGGTGAACTGACAGACCATTGGAATTCTCCAATGCGAGTTGGTCGGGAAAGAAAATTCCCTAAGTCAGAATCACCAGCATTGCTGAGTTGCATTGTAGCATCACTTCCAGAGCCAATGGCGGTTGTCCACCCTGGATCTTGCTCTTGAAAATTTGTGATCTCTGAGGTCATATTTGCGGTCCCCTCCTCCTGGATAGTGCCAAGGGAACCACTTTGAGGTTTATACTCTTCGATGTCCTCCGGAAATGCCCTGACGCAAGCGCCATCGACAATATCGTAGAAGTAGTCGAGAGGATTCGCCAGGATATCAGAGTCCTGGCACTCTTTAAATAAATTATAAAATTGAGTAATGCGTTTTGTTGATAAGGGTCAGATACATGCATCATTGCACCTGCCTATTTGCACTTTTATTTGTGGGGCTATAAACCACTGTAGGTAAATACCTACTCGCATGTTCGCGTCATTCTTGTCTCAACAAAGCAGTCTGCCTGCATGGTATGTGCTAAACCATACATAACACCTGTAATCAGAATTGAGTTCGGTTTTGATTTCTCTCTAGTAACGACGACACTACCGCAGCGCCTCCGGACAGTTTATAGACATGACGGTCAGTGTTTAAATTATAAATCAATAGGAATGTTGTCGAGGAATTCTGCTATACGAGCAGGAAAACGGGGTTCCCCAAAAACTTCCACTAACATAAAACCATATTCAGTGTATGTAATACCATATACAGTTAGATCAGGACGCAGTATTTCAATGACTTTAGCATATTTGATAGCTTGGTCTTTGACTTTCCGCTTAAATGCACTAGCGCGGCCGACAACGCGTTTACACTCTACAACGAGAGCAACGTCATCATATACATATAGCAGATCTCCTTCTCCAAAACAACTGGCAATAACTGGATACTCAGCAAAATGTGGTTTGCCGAGAATTCCTTTCACACGATCACATAAAATAGTTTCCTCACTCACTGCTTCTGTAAAAGAACTGTTTGCAGTAGAGGAACTTAGTGAGATACTCTCTGGGACCGAGAATTCATTGAGCTCACAGTCCCGAATGGCTCTATCGAGCACACTTAGCCGTGCCTCTTGATGCGACACTGCAGCATTATTTTGAGTAGTAGTACGAATTTGCTGCAACTCCTTAAGGGAGCGACCTGCGAGTTTCTTCTCATACCAATCGTCAGCATTGAAGACACGCCCCATCTGGGGGACGTACTTTTGCTTCCATTGTTCAGCACGAGTATCAAAATCATCATCCAGAGTACGGCATGGAAGATTAGCTCTACGAGCAATTTCTTTCATTTGTTGCCGTCTGGTTTCAAATACCTCACGTCCATGGAAGAACCACTCCCTGAGGGCTCCATCCACATTTTGAGTACAAACCTCTTCAGGTGTCACCTCCTTTGACTCTAAAATTGAGTGCAGTGACTTAAAAATGGAAGACTCATCGAGTACTCCCACAAATACACCAAGATCCTCATCAAATCTGTCTTTACGCTTCAAAAAATCAGCGTCATATCGAGACATGAATGGGCGAGGTGCAGACTCTTTGTCAGGCATGGTAAATTTCATATCGTTAGCCTCCAATGTGTTAGCCATTGACACGTGATTGAACTTATCGTAACCAGGTCGAACTGACCCTTTAGCATCATCACCGTAGGTCATGAGTGTCACTAAATCTCTGAAGCGCGCTGGGCGTCCCAGAGAAAGCTCTTTACCAATTGTTGTTAACTCCGTTACAGAGTAGGCCTCAAAAAAGCAAATTCTATGCAAGAGCGAATTGACGATACTGTTAATATAAACAGTCATATTTTGCCCCGAAGGATTAGTGCCTAGGAATCTAATAAGCGTTCCATTATAAGCAACCAAAGGGGTACATACGTCATGTGCAATAACACGCATCCTTTTAATATCAGCTGGTGTATAATTGCCAGACCAAGTCGCGATTTTGATCATGATCGCAAACGCAGTAATAGTAAGTTGCGCTGGCATGCGGAGATCATATTTAGAATAGTCTCCTGCAATAACTCGGTCATCTCCAAAATGGGCCATAAAGCGGGAAAGTTCATCCCACTCAGGACCATGTGAATTGACTCCGACAGCAGTCTCTGAAATAAGTGGATATAGAGACAAAAATCGTGCGATAGGTAAAAAGTACATCCTGATCGCATACTGAAGGGCAAGTGGTGCAGCTTGGAAAACACGCACCTTATCTTTGGTCAATTTTGTTGGTTCATCCTTCAAACTAGCCCCAAAAATCATATTAAGAAATTCTCCTGCATCAGCAGTTGTGAGAACTCTAGCGATTTCGGCTTGGACCTCGGGAGTAAAGTCCCTTGGACAAGAATGTTCATCAGTAGGTGGAAGATCCACCATATGGTTAGACTTAGGACCTCCTATCGGAAATCCCATAGAAGTCTTGGTGACCATGGCGTCGATGAATCGCCGTCCCTCAATACCAGAAATAGTTTCCTGATGAGTGAGGGGTCGCATCTCGGCGCAATGCATTGTTTGATCGCGCTTAAACACTTGCTCAATTTCTGCTAGGTAATCATCCATAGCAGCTTCTACCTTCAACGGACTAAAGCCAACTGACGGTTTAGAGCATACTTCAAGAGATTCGAACCAGGGTCTCCAGCTCTGCGAATCCACACGTCCGTCTTCCAATTGAACTGGCTTGACGAATTTTGGCGGACCGTGAACATTAGGAACTCCAGTAACTTCCTCTACAATCTTGGAAATAGGCGTCTCGATAACTCGAGAAGTGAATTTTGCCTTTCCCGTGACTGTTCCATAAGCAATAACTGCTGGGTCTTCAGTGATGTAATTTGTCGGACACTTGCGGTGAATGTCACCACTGACGGCGTATTCCTTTCCCATCATTGTATCTGAAAGTTCAGCAGCTTGCGGCGCCTCCATAAAGGTAGGACTTAAAGCTATTAATTTGGCCCTGCCGGCACGCAATTGCGGTGCCGTAACTGCAAAACCACACCCTTTCCTGGTATCAGTAACACCTCCAATATGGAAGCCCAGGATTTTCTTCTCACGAGAATCGGAAACGATGGGTGACATACACATGCCCTCAAAAGTGTGCATAGAGTTCAATGTGTAGAATGCTCCGGGAAACACGGACCAACCATTGTAGACATCAGTAGCAAATTGCCACAAGGTATTATCCTGAAATTGTTTGAGATCAGGCGTCACACCATGCATAGTAGCGTTGACTGGATGACGTACGTAGTCGTCCTCAAAGTGCTTCAACATGTCCTTAGCGGGTTGCGCATTGGGAACATACACGAGAGCAGCGTCAGTATTAGGCACAATATAGCACCTTTCCTTGACAATTGTTGTTGAGAAATTGCCTGCCGTGGTCTTAAATGTTGCGACAGTTGGTACAGCTGGCAGTACGTGAGAGGGCACCATGAAGACTTTCGTGCTCAAGCAGAAAGTTCCGCTGAAAAAATCTCCAATCTCCACAATACCCATAGCACTACGGAGAGCATTAGAAGCTTTATCTTGATCCACAAAACTGCCATTATGGTCCATCTTCTTCCGCTCAACGACCTTCCATACATCTGCTTCCATGTCGCGTGCGCGAATATCGGCAATGGATTTTGGTGCCAACTTCCCTTGAAAGGAAATGTTAGCCTTGAGTGCTTTAATTGTTTGGGCTGCTCCATATAGCAAACCAAGTGATGCGAATAATCCGCAAGCGTATTTCACATGCTGGTCTCTCAAAGTCTTGAATAATTCTGGAAGCGTTTCTCGCGAAGCTACAAGCCTCGCCATATAAGCTTCCTTCTTGGTCTCAATGACTCCAGCAATAGTGATCATATAATATACAAAGCCGACAATAGCGGCAAAAAGGGCGGTCTTAAATCCGAAGATAGACCACATGAATAAACATAAAATGAAATGAGTTATGAACATACGACGGCAATAAGTCTTGACCTCCTGTCCAATCACATCTTCCCCGAATGACAGAATGGTGGATTTGATAAAATCATTGTCCATCCACTCCTGGGGAATCCATGATGTCCAAGAAGACATTGGTGACTCTTCAAAGGCCTTAAGCCCTAGTAATAATGCCTTAATGGCGATGTCCTCTACGGCGGTCTCCGCTCTGCTCTGATGGATCCTCAACTTGTGGTTGAATTTCCGAGCTTTACGAGAGATGTGGCCAGCGAGTCTTTCGCCGAAATGAGGAACGTATTCCTCTTCTTCCTCACTATCATGTTCACAGGTGCACGTCTGTACACACTGCTCACAAGTGGGGCAAATGTCAACAATGTTCGATGGATCGGTGAACGAGTCAACTAAAATAGATTGCTCATGGTCGTGACGTTTAGCAACCTTAATGAGGTGATTGACATATTCCGTAATGGAAATGTCTTCGTGAGTGATGCGCCAGTGACTAAATTGCTGGGCACCTGGACCGTCGCCAACAGGCTGTTTCAAAGTGATTAACCAAATATCATTAAGCTGGTCTAAAGTACCAAACTTATCAATCACCTTCTTAGAATCAAGCATATTGTTTGTCATAAACTCTGGACGTACCTTGAGCTCGACATGGACATGGCAACGACGCAAAACTGACATAGAGTTATAAGAACTCAGGCCAGCATGCAATTCCTCCACATTTGTGGTGATAGTCATACAACTGGGTTCGATGGAAATCTTACCCTTGTTTGCAAGATCAGCCATAACGGCATACTCGCGAATATTGTTGACAATTTTGATGATGGACTCTGAGGGTGCAACCTCCCAGAACTCCTTCCGATTGTTTCCTAAATCATCTATTTTCACTCCAGTGATGTAAGACCTGTAATTCGACATGTATTGGTCTGATTCATTAATAGTACAAATGTACTCTGGTGTGCAAGGAACACCCATAGCCTTATGAACTGTGGCCATGGTAATATCGGCGAATGTGGACTTGCCAACTCCCGAATTGCCATGAATTTTGACAGCGAGAGGGGCTTTCCGTAAGCCACCTGAAATTCTAGTGGCTGTAAACTCAGTGTAAATCTTACTGAGTGCCTCCCATTTTTGCTGAAGAATCTTTTTCTCAGTTCCATTGGGAGTAGTTTTATAAAGTTGATGGAATTCTTCGATTAAATCTTTGAGCTCCTTATCAAATTGGGCTTCATTCATTTGAAGGAACCTTTCGAGATTCCCGTTTCGTGCATGTTCCCATTCGGCAAGTTTAGCAATGTATTTTTCCTCCATCTCCACTAATTTGGGAGAAGAAAAGAGGAGTGGGGACAAAGTCCCCGTGACAAAGCACATATATCCTGCCTCAGCAAAAAACACAATAGTGTCTACAATGGCATCAATAAGATCTACTGCAGTGCAATGTTTCTTTTGAGCCTCGACTGCAAATATTTCAAAGTTTCCAAGCGATACACTCGCATTCTCAATCACTCCAAGAGTGACAAGTAGAGATAAAACTCTAGAGACTTGAGCGAAAGCTGGATTGTTGATGAGCAGTTTCCAATTGTGCAAGGCATCCTTCATTTGATCTAGCCAAGCAGGGCGTCCACCGGAAGATTGTGGTGAATAACCGGTAAACAATTTGTCCACAACAGATGCGAGTTGAGTAATAATCGCCGTCTGTGAGTGGGTTTTAGCGTATAAAGTAAGTACAGCTAGGAATCCAGCAGAGTCATTGACACTGCATAGAGCCCCATACAAAGCGCAGATGCCTTCAATTTTTGAAATGGCAGTCTCAGTGAGTTGGTTGCGTAAATGATCCTTCAAGTTTAAAAGACTCGAGAGGGAAAAGCTCGACTGAGGAGTGTATTGCGTTTGCAAAAGATACTGGATTTTGGCCTCCAGTGGCATATTTTCGAAAACCTGTTTCGCGTGGTGAGCGTCCGTTGATGCTGGAATATCCAACGGAAGACTGGTGCATTGGGTTGAGTTATTACTCATTGACCTTACTCCAACAACTGACTTAGATAGGCTAATGTCAAAAGCCTTGCCTCCAAAAGAGGAGGTCTTCATTTCGTGACTTGTTGCAGCCACAGGAAGAGTGTTATTGACCACACTTCCCACCGCATTTCGAGAGAAATACATTTTTATAGTTTCGGAACCTTTTTGATATAATCGGTCGATTCTTTGGAAAACTAATACCGTAACCGTTTGCTCCTTTGAGCAATGGGACTATCTATACTGAGATAGCCTCTTGGCAGAAATTATCTGTTTCAAGTAATTCGGACATAACGCTTCCTTTACTAATATAAAGCGTGTGAAATACCAGAGCCGTTCATCTGGTGTTAAAAATATCAGCACTTCACAAATTGCTGACAAGGGCCGGATCTAGGGCCCAGCCTATTATTTTAAATCTTATAGACAATGATTTTAAGGTAATATCGTAAACGTTTAAAAACACGACATAAAAGTTTAACGTAGAAATTGTAAGTTTTAAACAAAGCAAAGAGGATGACTTAATCATCCAATTCGATTTGACCAGAAGTCCCAGGGATAACAAAGCATCCCTGGGG